AGAAAGGTCAAAAGCGTCCTTTAAAAGGTCGAGGGTTTTCTTTTCTGCCATAAATTAAATGCGAAGTATTTTTAATTTACTATATGTCAGAGGTTATTGCACCTGTTGTCTGGAATGAAATGTTTATTAACTGAGTTTCTCCTAATGTTGCACCATACTCAGCACTTGTAATGATTCCAGAAAAAGCTAATTTTTTAGAACTAGCTGAACTATCAGGGAACAGTTCAAACAATGCGTCACCAGCATCACCTGTTGTTAATATGTCCTCAACAAATGATAAATAATCAGCGTTACCAGCATTGTCATAAATTAATTCTGCTGACCCTTCACCAGAAATAAGACCACCAATAAAAGTCTTTGAAGTATTACCTTGAACTGTAGTTTCTAAAGTATCCTTTGAAACTGATAATGACCATGATCTAGTTCCAGCAATATCGGCTTCAGTTCCAGCCGCATTATGAAACATGATCTTGCCAACATCACCTCTGATAGCTGCCATGACAAAAAAAAGAAAGATTTATAAATATATTAACTCTTTTCGGAAGTTTTTACATCTTTTTTAGGATTTTGTTGACTCTCCATATATCTTTTGCAATTAGGATCCCAATAGTTTGGATCTCTTACACCTTTGACAGCTTCAATAGCGTCAAGCATTTCTTCTGTAATAACAAGCTTTGGCATGATTAAAGATCCTCGTAGATTGTAAATGTTATTCTGATTTGAGTTTGAAACTTACCTTCTGGACTTGAGGTAAGAATCTCAGGGCCAATAGGTGCGTCAAAAATAACACTTGATACTGTAATTCTATTGTATAAGTCCCTAAGTCTTTTGCAAATTGTAAAGTTAGACCCTGCCCCTAAACCTTCCTCTGTAAATACATTCAATAAAACAAGACCATCAATCTGATTGTCGGAATCACTTGATCCTCCCTGTGTTAAGTATGAGTTATTTCCAAAGCTTGTGACGCATTGAACAAAAGTATCTTCGGCTGTTGAATCAAAGGTCATGTTATTAAATACAACAGGGATAGCTGGACTTGAAGCAAGCTCTGTGGCTAACCTAGCCTCTATTGTGGATCTAACTGTATTTAAATCTGTAGCAGCCACTATATACCTCCTTTGATTCTTCTATATTCACCATCAGCCCAACTTTGAAGTTCTTTTGCAATAAGCTCTGGAAATCCAGCTTGTGTGTTTTGTCTTGTTCGATATTGGTTATTCCATGAGGGTGGTAAGTTTTCACCGAAGCAAACTGGCTCTGCATATGGCAGATTATTTGATACTGTGCCACTAAATTTTTTTATATCTGTTTGCCATGCGTTTCTAAGTTGCCCTCCTCCTTTTGGTTCGCCTTTATAAACAACTCTCACTGGTGTAGCTTTCTTAACTCTTGCTGTCCACTCTAGAGTTGTAGCGGCTACTAAAGTTTCTACAGCTTCTTCCATGACTTTAGGGATTTGAACAATAGATATTTGCCTTGCCATCTTTACCTCAAGATAAGATCAAAACTTACTGGTGTATTATTTTGCTCATTTATAACAACTTGAACAATTTTAAATTCAACATTACTAATAACCACTCTGTCTTTTGTTGTAGGGACAAATGTAAGATCACCAGCAGATATAGTAAGCAATTTATCCTGTGACTCAATCAAATCATTAACTTGATTTCTAGAAACACCACTCAATGCACCTTTGATAGTTGTATCAGATGTAGATTCTGAAATAGCTCCAGTAGTGGTATTGTATGCCCCTGCTGTTACCTGTCTGATAGTCACATCACCACCAAGCTTTTTAAGTGAAGCACTAGCAGCTTTTTTTAGTGCATTAGCAAGACTCATAAGAAATATGCAATTACTTGTCCACTTGCAAGAGTAATACTTGTTATAACTCCACAGACCTCAGATGATGCTTTCATTGTGATGCCATTAATAGTTGCAGAACCATTTTCAGTTATATTCTCAGCAACAAAAGTTGCCTCTGCATCTGTCAAACAATGCACCTTACCAAATCTGCCTGTATGGGCAGCAGTATCGGTAATAATGATTGCTGCTGGATATTCGTAGCCGTAGCCCATTTTCATGACCTCTTGATTGATAAGTTTGCTCTTCCACCTATTCTAATACCCATTAAATAGTGGTCAACAATCGGTGGAATACGATCAATGCCCACAGCCCCATAAAATCTGGGAGTTACATTTATATTACCAATACTTACAGCAGCAAAGTCCTCCAAGCCGCTAAGTTCTAACCCGTTCCTATTGTTGTTTAGATATACAGCCAAGATGACCTGTGCGTGTTTTACCCTGTCTGGGATTTCAGTATCAAGGTAATAATCAGCAACTAATCTATTTGGAAAGCTTAATCCATACAGGTTAGTGTATGTGTCAGGTTTCCTTACTCCTGATCTAGGCCACTCCAAAGCTTGAGTATCAGATACCCTAGCTCCTAAAAACTTTTCTCTGTCTATCCTTTGGGCTGCTGTAAACAATGCACGATTTTTATTGTCATTGCTTGAGCCGTCCCAAGCTGCGGTGTCATCACTTAAAACTAGCCCTTCAATAAAAGAGTTTGCATCAGCAAGAGTTATATAAGTGTTTGCGTTAGCACCGCCAACAGTAGCATCAAGAGTTATCGCCATTGAGTTTTACCTTTTTGGGCTTAGATTTTGGTTTTGGCTTTTCTAGAGTTTGAGTGAGTGAAGCTGCCTTTTGAGCAGCCTCATTTCTCTCTCTCATACGCCTAAATGCGTACATTGCCATTAGCTTGATGCACCCTTAAGAGCAACAAAGTTTATAACAATAGCTTCACCTAAGTTTCCAGCAGATACGTTAGAAACTGTAATTTTAAAACTACCAGAACCGATTTCACTTGCGTTAACAAGATATGAACCAGCAGTTCCACCGCTTCCATGACAAGCAACAACAACATCTGTTGATGAGACTTTGCTATTTGTAACAGCAAAAGTTACCTCAACACCAGCATTAAGTGTTGCGTTGTTCATTGTGATCTGGCCAGACTCTGTATTTAGAGTTACTCCAGTTGCTTTTGAACTAGCCTGAGTGACAGTTCCACCTGTTGTTGGGCCAACTAAAGACCCAGCAGTTACTTCAAATAGTGATGGCATGATTAATCCTGATTAGATACGTTAGTTGCTCTAACAATACCGATATTCTTTGTTTCATAGACTTTCGACCAAGAGCCTACAGTTTCTAGAGTACTTCTGTTGGGATTAACAGTTGATACTGCATATTTCAACCCTACTGGGTGATAAATGTAGTGAAGGTCAACTGCCATTGCTTCCTCTAGAGCAAGAATGTCTCTATCTGTTTGTGTTCTGATTGGTGCTTGCTCACCTGTAACAACTGCCCCTTGTGTAAAGAAGAATGTTGAATACTCAGTTGAAGAACCAGAACCTGTTGTTGGAATATCATCTGACACAATTACTCTTAATCCCATAAAGGTATTAACAGCAGTAGGGCCATCAAATGCTCTTACTGTGCTACCACCAGTTGCGTCTGAATCTGGTGCGCCAGTGTTGTCATAGATACGATCAATCGCATTTCTTTCAACTAGGTCATAAAAAACCTTTGAGTGCATTGCAATAGCTGTAAGCTTGCCACCTTGATCACCTAGTAAAGCTTGAGCTTTAGCAACGTGTCTAGGACTTAAAGTTGTAGGGCTGTCACCTGATTCTGAATCAATAGTTAGATCAAATAATGCAGAACTACTTGAGTTTGCATTGATTGAACCAAATGCACCAGTCAAACAAGAATACAAATCCTTTTGTTTCTGGTTGTTGACGTATGCAGCCATCTTCTGAGCAATAGCAGCCATTGGGTCAACGCCACCACCTACTGCAAGAGCAGCTAAATCTCTAGAACTGAAAGCTCTACCTCTATGAAGAACAGCAGCAATTTGGTTATCTGCTGTGATCTTTGCTGGAGTCAATGATGTTGAGTCTGTTAATACTTCAAAATCACCTGTTAAGTTTGCTTTGTAGAACACTTTGTTATCAAGAAAGCTCTTTATCTTTCTTTTCTACATCTTTGCCATTGATGTAGGTCGGACTATATCTTCAACCCAGAGGGTTGCAAGGCACTCGTGGAAGCATTACTCAGTTTCCTGTCGGCTTCTAGTCTCTGAACCTTCCAGCTTGTGTGCTGGCTTGGCTGCTGATTATCCTTTTATGGTGGACTTCCAGCAATTCACCTTGTTTCATTATGTTGTTGCCAACATAAGCCCCAACTACGCTTTAGGGATTTTTACAAAGTCACCGCCTCTTTCTGCGGATAAATTTAATTCTGCCAAAGGTTGCACTACCCCACTCTGTAGGAAGCTGTCAGTTTGAGTTGTCGCTTCAATCAAGTAGGGAGTAAACACCTCAGGAATAATTAAATCACTGCGA